GAGTTATAAACCAGACGCCCCAGGCACATATCAAGGAAAGCAAGTAATAATTAATTCTGATAGATTATTATTTAATGCTAAAAATGATTCTATACTTTTATTTTCGGATAAAGCAATAGGATTTAGTACAAATGGAAGTTTTCACTTTGACACAACTAATTTAGACGAAAATAAATTTGTAGTTAATTCTCCTAATATTTATCTTGGATTAAATGATGATGGTAATTTTCCAACTGAACCTGCAGTATTAGGAAATAAAACAGAAGAAACATTAGAAGAAATTTTAGGAATAATAGAAGAATTACTAGAGGGTATTTGCACTAAATTAACATTTATATGTAATGTTCCATCCCAACCTACAGGTCCTAATCCACTAGCAAATATAGCTGCTATGAATTCAACATTAACTAGGATGGCTAATTTAAAATCTAGATTAAAAGATATAAAAAGTAAAAACACTAAATTGGTATAAGATGATTAAATTAATTATAAATTCTTTAGAAAATAAAGTAGATATGAAAATACTCGATGCTAAAGAAGAAATAAGAGCTCAAGGAGAATCTAAATTAGGTGAAATAAAAGCCCAACTCCCCTCTCAAGAAGAAATAATAAATACTTTAAAATCTGAAGGGTTATCTAGATGTAATCCTACTTCACAGGCACAAATGGAAAGAGTATATAATAAATTTAAAAGAAAATTAAACAGAGCATTAAAAATTACTGAAAGAACAAATCAAAAAATAAGTAATATTCAGTCAAAATTAGATAGAATTAAAGATGAAGTCATTCCTAAAATAAAAAGAATATTAGAAATATTATCTACTACAATAGATATTTTAAAACTACTAGTAAAAGCTCTTCCTATAACCTTAGGATTTATGGTTGGATTTTCTGCTAAAGGAGATGTAATAAAAAAATTGGGTGATTTAATAGACGTAGCAAAGGGAAAAATAGGAATATTTAAAAAGGCTATAACAGGATTTAGTAGTACTTTAAAAAAATCTATGAAAAAAGTATTAAAAGTACTAACAGTACTTATTCCTATAATCACAGCAATAGTAGCTTTAGAAAATCTCATTAAACTATTATTAACAAATGTAGAACTCTTATATTTAACCTCTATACAATTCTGTGCAGGAGTAAGTGGAGATGATACAGATGGCCAAGGAAATATGAATGAAGATTTAGCACTATATAGTTTAGAAGATGCTCTTGCTATAGGTAATGAAGCTTTTAATCAATTATTAGATGAATTAGGATTATCAGGAAATGAAGAAGTAATAGAAAAATTATATAACGCTGAATTCCAAATGATAGGATATAAGCGTTATAAAACTTAAAATAGTTATATTTATAATAAACAACCGCTAATATGAAAGCACAAGTATTTGAAAAATTAATAAGAAAAGTAGTTAGAGAAGAAATCGACTACGCTTTGGGTCGTGAGCTTAAATCTCTTAAAGAAGATTTACGCAGCGAAATGAATTCAACTATCGTGGAAAATATTGAAAAGCCAATAAAAACTCCACAAATGAATACCCTTAAAGAAAAAATTATGGGTAAAAAACAAAAACCCAACCATCCATTTACTAGCAATACAGCATTAAATGATCTTTTAAATGAAACAGCTCAAGGTGATACTAATTTAGAAAAAGGCTCATCTCCTATGCAAGAAACATACATGCAAACAGCCTCCCCTGCAGTAACAGAAGCTATAACTAGAGATTATAGTGATTTAATGGGAGCTATATATAAAAAATAAATGCCTATAATTCAGAGTAAAAGACAAATTAACCCCTTAAGCATTAATGGTAATACTACTATTGGTGTGGCTTTTCCTCTGGATGATGTAAATATGTTTTCTGGAACACAAACATTTAAAGAGCAAGTAAAAAGCAATTTATTAAATGTATTATTAACAGATAGAGGAGAAAGAGTAAATCAACCACAATTTGGTATAGGTTTAAAAAGTTTATTATTTGAACAAAATATAAATGAAGAAGGTCTTAAAGAAAAAATATCACACCAAATAGGTATTTTTATACCCGAAATAGAATTAGTAGATCTTCAATCTGAATTTGTAGACGCAGAGAATTTACTTTACTTATCAATAACATATTTATTTAAATTAGATGGAACAGAAGATACCATACAACTTAACTTTCAATAATGGCATACAATAAAGTATCAAATAAAACACAAGATAAAGACGTTAAGTATTTAAATAAGGATTATAATTCCTTTAAAAATCAATTAATGGAATTTGCGGAAATATATTTTCCAAATAATTTTAATGATTTTAGTGAAGGTAATCCTGGTATGATGTTTTTAGAAATGGCATCTCATGTAGGTGATGTTCTTTCCTTCTATACTGATACTCAACTTAAAGAATCTTTTCTTACAACAGCACAGGAAAAAGAAAATCTATATAACCTAGCATATGCTATGGGTTATAAACCAAAAGTAACAACAGCAGCGTCAGTTGATTTAGATATATTTCAATTAGTACCATCAAAATTAGCAGATGGGTCTTACATACCTGATTATAATTATGCCTTAGATATAAACGCAAATGCTACATTTAATTCAACAGAAGGAACACCCTTTTATACTACAAATGCAGTTGATTTTACTTTTTCATCTTCTTTTAACCCCACAGATGTAAGTATTTATCAATATGATAGTTCAAATAATCCAGAGTATTTTCTTTTAAAGAAAAAAACTCCAGCAATTTCTGCTACTCTTAAAACCAAAACATTTGTTATTGGATCAGTAGAACAATATAAAACATTAACTCTATTTGATTCACAATTTATATCAATAGAATCAGTAGTAGACTCAGAGGGTAATAATTGGAATGAAGTTCCTTATTTAGCTCAAGATACTATTTTTGAAGAAATTGAAAATACGGGGGCAAATGATCCAAATCTTAATGGGTATAATGGACAAACCCCTTATTTAATTAAACTTAAAAAAGCACCTAGAAGATTTGTTACTAGATTAAAAGCTAACAACGAATTAGAGATACAATTTGGAGCAGGAATATCCGATAAAGCAGATGAACAAATAATTCCTAATCCTGATAATATTGGTTTAGGAATTAAGGATGGAAGATCAAAATTAGATGTAGCTTATGATCCTTCAAATTTCCTATATACAAAAGCATATGGACAAGTACCAGCAAATACAACACTAACAGTAACTTACTTAGTAGGAGGTGGTTTAAATTCAAATGTAAATTCAAATACTATTACAGAAGTAGGTACTATTACAACTTTAAATAAACCTGGTGTAAATGCTTCACTTTTAGATTTTGTAAAAAGTTCAATAGCATCAACAAATCCAGAAGCAGCAAAAGGAGGAGGAGCAGGAGATTCAGTTGAAGAAATTAGAATGAATACTATGGCTACCTTCTCTGCTCAACAAAGAACGGTAACTAAAAATGATTATCTTATAAGAACCCTATCTATGCCTCCTAAATTTGGAAGAGTAGCTAAAGCTTATATTACACAAGATGATCAAATTTCTCCCCTAACAAGCGAACCAGGAAGAATACCAAACCCACTTGCTCTTAATCTCTATACTTTAGGTTATAATTCAAATAAACAACTATCAACACTAAATGAAGCTACAAAAACAAATCTAGCAACTTATTTAGAACAATATAGAATGCTAACAGATGCTATTAATATTAAAAATGCATTTGTAATAAATTTTGCTTTAGATTTTGAAATCACAGCCTTTAAAAATTATAATAATCAAGAAATACTATTAAATTGCATAACTGAGCTAAAAGATTATCTTAATATAGATAAATGGCAAATAAATCAACCAATTATTATTTCTGAAATTGAAAATTTAATTGGAGCTATAAAGGGTGTTCAAACAGTAGAAAAAGTAGAGTTAACTAATAAAAATGGAGAGGCTCTTGGGTATTCTCAATACAAATATGATTTTAAATCCGCAACAAAAAATAAAGTAATCTATCCTTCTCTAGATCCAAGTATTTTTGAACTTAAATTTCCTAACTCTGATATCAAAGGACGCGTAACAACATACTAAAATGGCATATTATTTTATATACCCAGAAAAAGACACAACACTTTATAGTCACCCTAATAGAACTAAAATAAATTCGGGTAATGATGAAATTCTAGAAATAGTAAAAGAAAAAGGACTAACTGATTCTATATATTATCCATCAAGAGCCTTAATTAAATTTAAGGATAATGATATTAAAACCACTATTAGTGATATAGTAGGACATTCTAAATTTAATGATGGAACTTCAAGTCTTACTTTAAAATTATATTCTACAGAACATAAAAATCTATCTACTCCTCTAA